ATGGTGTCGACCTTGATACGGCTGGCGCGCGCGAGGTCGGCCACTTCCGTGGCGCCGCTCGCATCCAACCTGTTCGCCTTCTCGTCCAGACCCCGGTTAATCTCATTGACGGTGTCGGCCAAGAAGGCCTCCATGGTCTTTACCTTCCATTCGACTTCATAGTTCTGCAGGAAGCGCTGGAAGAAGAACTGGTCCTTCTTTTCCAGTACATTCTCGGGGCTCAAGAAGCTGACAAGCGCAAAGCGTTGTCCCGAAATCTGCTCATCCTCATCCAAGTAGTCTTCCACGGGCTCGCTGGTCTTGGACATCCTTTCTTCCGGAGGTAGGTAGAATACGCTTTAGGCTAAATACGCACTTGTATGCTGATTTTTTTTCCTTAAGGAGAAGTATAGAAATGGACTCCGGAATTGCTGAGATTATCAACCGTGTTATCAAGTATTTGATTGAAGGTCTCGTAGTGGCTGCCGCAGCCCTCTTGATTCCCCGCAAGACATTGCCCATGGATGAGGTCGCCACCCTGGCCGTCCTCGCCGCGGTTGTCTTTGCCATCCTTGACGCTGTGAGCCCCTCCATGGGCGTTACGGCACGCCAGGGCGCCTCCTTCGGTATTGGCGCCAATCTAGTCGGCTTCCCTCGTGGTCTCTAAGGTGGAGGCACTTCGGGTGTTGCGCGCAACACCCTCGCCCCCCCACACCCCCTGTTTCACGCGACTCGTATAGTATCCTTATCGCATAAGGAACGTACATCTACTCTCGGATTCGGACCTTTGATGCGCGTACATCATAGGCTGGTCACACTAAACCCCTTATATAAAATCCAGCGATATCCCATAATAGTGGTTATCAAAGGATTTCCCATGGACTTTTTGTAGGTCTTATCCCATTAAACATGAACTCTCAGAGGAATACACATGATTAGAACATCAATGCCCAGTAAGGCATGGATTTTGTAATCGGAATTTAGAATGCTCTTGCGTATTTTCGTTGCTGCCTCTCTGCTAGTTTCCAGCGCGCTCGGCGGAACCGGTCCCTCCTCCCTCTACACCCTCCTAAACGGTCAGACCTTCAATCCCCCCGGCTATACTGTCGTTGCCTATCAGTCCTGTATGCAAAATCAGAATGCGGGTAATCCCTGTGGCACGTTCACCACCTATGAAACAAGTAACGGCCAATACACCTATCAGAAATACGGCCCTGCCCCCTGCTCCGGCTCTTGCTGTCGCGAGTTCCATCTGACCCTCGCCTGCGGGCCCACCATGCAGATGAGCGGTGTAAATGAAAATCCCATCTGTACCTATTCGGCCACCCTCTCCCTTCCCGAGGTCTGCGGCGTGGATTTCACAGTCGGCAATGAGGCGGCCTCGGTCAGTCCCTCCGCCCTGCCTCCTACTCTCACTTCTACCCAAACGGCCACCCAGACGGAAACGGGCACCCAGACGGCCAGTGCCACCATTACTGCATCTGGCACCGCTACCACCACCGAAACTCTATCCGCAACCTCTACGAGTACACCCCTCTTTGTGGTCACGGCCTTCCCCACCACCACCGCCACCTCCACGTTGACCGCCACCTCCACGCCCCTCTTTATGATTACCGCCTGGCCCACCACAAGCCCTGTGAATGTGTCAGCCACGTCCACGCCCCTGTACTATATGACACCCTATCCGTCCTATGACCCCACAAACGGCACAGGAACAGGTCTGCTTGGCTCCATTCTCTCTGTTGCCCCCTCAGGCACGGCCACCATTCTGGGTTCTGTCGCGGTGGGCATCGCGGGGCTCGGCGCCCTTGCCTTTGCGGCCAACTATTTCCGAAAGGGAGGGTCCATCTCAGGGCTCATTGGGCTAGCAAAGGCAAATAAGGGAACCTTCGATAAGCTTGTGAAGGACCTGCCCATGGACGCCAAGATGAAGGCGGCCCTCCAGGACCCCAAGTCTCTTCTCAATGCGGAACAACGGGCCATGGCGGAGAAGGCCGAAAAGGTGGTCCAGGACCCAAGCCAGATTGTGAATCAGCTCCCTGTGAGCGATGCGCTCAAGGCCCAGCTTCATTCCTATGTTCCCACCTCCACCGAGCAGATGATTAACGCCATTCAGCATCCCGAGGAACTGAAAGAGAAAGTTATCGCAGCTGCTAAGGATACTGCTATCGCAGTTGCGAAGGAGAATACACCTGTTAGTCTTCCTCCCGAGCTACTAGCCGCGCTCCTTCCAAGCCTTGTTGCCAAGGCTGCTCCATCCCCGACAAGTATTGAGTCATCGACCGTCCAGATTTCCACGGCAGAGCTCGCAGCGCTACTTGCAAACCAGGCTCCGAAATAAACATTCCTATAAGTAAGGATGTCAACAGCAACATTGACACCTATAACGCCTCTTATGAAGAACTCGTTTACGATGTCCTATCTGGTCCTCATGGGATACACAGGGCTCACGCTTATTGAGGCTTTGAGAACTCCGAGTGTAAATGTACGCCATGTAATGAACATTGAGACAACTGTGTCCTTGGTGGCTGGCCTTGTCTATAGCATCTTTAATGAGATGATAAAGACAGCGGATAAAATCGATTTACACCAGATTACCAAGATTCGATATATTGACTGGTCTATTACGACGCCCCTCATCATTCTTGTGCTGATGTTGTTCTATGGAGGAAATACGCACCCCTTCTATCTTACCTATGTCCAGTTGATTCTGTTGAACTGGGGCATGTTGGGCGCAGGCTATTTGGGAGAGGAAGGTATTATTAGCCGAGGGTCCGGATTTGTCCTCGGATTCATCTTTTTTGCCCTGATGCTCCTGTCCTTTTACATGTGCTGTATTCCCTCTTCCGCAAATCATATGGTCTTCTATATCTTTGCGGCCATATGGACATGCTATGGATTCGCCTATTTGGCTGATGAGGAGACAAAGAACCTGGCCTACAACGGGTTGGATGTGATATCGAAGGCTATCTTTGGAATAGTATTGTATCTGTATTATGGCAAGGTACTACGTTTTAGTGTTTAAACTATTATATGGTTCTATATCCTCATCTTTAAAGGCGAGGATATAGAATCTATGTGCGCATAATTATCTTCGTCGTCGTGTGGCCTTCTTATGCTTGCGGCGCTTCGTTTTCCTTCCGCCCTTTTTAGAAGAGTTAAATGCATAACTTAATGGAACAACACCAGGGAGAAAGGGGGATACAGCCTTTTTTTTCAAGTTCGGATGCGTTATTCCAGGAGGCCCTCCCGAGGGGGCGGCACTGCTACTTGATGGTTGTGGAGGAGATATAGTTGCTGCACTACTACTGGATGACTGTGGAGGAGATATAGTTGCTGCACTACTACTGGATGACTGTGGAGGCCCCCCTACATGCATAGAGGGGGCAGCTGCACTGTTACTTGATGACTCTGGATATGGTAAAAAATCTATACCAGCATTTATAGAAGATATATATTTACCTATATTGTTACCAAATCCTGCATTACGTGCCTTCTGTAAAAGCTGAGCCGTTCTAAATGTCTTTCCTAAGTGAGTACCATTTTTAAATACCATAGGATATCCTGGGACTCCTTGCGGGGTTGTATAGCTCATTCTATATATAGTGTATATATTCAAACCGTCCGTATAAACTGCCACTGCATATCCGAGCAAATCCCCTTCCAGGCCTGGTCCTGAATGTACAGTTTGTCGCGGTTCTTGAGCAACGGAAAACAGGCCAGATGCTCGTCCATTTCCAGCAGCTCACAGAACTTATACAAAATATACCCATACGATAAAAAGTTCCTGCGCCCCTTTGGAATATGCTTCTTGAATGCCGGTTGGATTTCACGAAACATATGGCGCAACTTCTCTTCGTCCTCTCGGCTCATGAAGGGTGCGTTCTGGCCCGAGAGTCGGTTGATAATGTGCGGAATATGCTCATAGTATTTCGTTTCACCCATGTGTCTCAGAATCTCCCGCAGCTTTGTGCGCTTCAAAGACCCAAAATTGCTAATGCGCTCCTTCTTGAGCTGGAGCAGAATCTGGTCATAAATACCTGCCGGAATCTCCGTGGATTCCTTGGCCTGGAACTGGGCGAGCCATTCGTTGAAATGGTTAATCTTCTTATACGCGTAATATGACAACTCACGAGGTGGGTCCTTATAGGATGGCTTGTCAGAATCAATCAGAATAAAGTCCTTGTTTCCGCACTTTGAGCAGGTCATGGTGGCCTCATTCATACACATAATCATCTCGGCCCCGCACTGGTCACACTGGGTCCACTCGTCCTCTGCCCCCTCAGGTGTCTTTGCCAGACTCGGGTCCTCGATTTGCAGATACTGATTTAACAAATCCGACCTCTGCGGCTGGCTACCTAAAGTGCCTTTAGGCCCCCCGGAACTATTCCCCTCTTCACGTTCGAGATGTCCCAGGATTGCCAGAATAGACCCCGGTTTGGCCTTTGTTGTATGCGAAGAGACCGAGGCTCCCTTCTGGATTTTATCCTGGATGTCGTAGTATTCGAATAGGATGTTTCCTGTTCGAAGGTAATAGTCATTGACTGCATCACCGCTTTCGATGGACTTGACCTTCTTTTCGAGGCGCTCGAGTTGCTGCTCGAGGGACCAGATTTCCGTTATAGCAGTACAAACAGCTATTTTTGCCTTAAGGGCATCAATTTGCTGCTTGTATTGTGGGAGATTCTTGGTTTCGTCCGTCAGCTCGGCCATTTTTTGGCTATGCAGAGCATCCAGCGTTGTGCGAGCCTCCGGATAACTGGATTTGGGTCCTCTTCCTTTTGCTAGGGTCGCATCGGCCATCTCCTTCTTCTTCAGCAAAATACAGGGATGTTTAAATGGGGTACGTCAAAAACGCGTTTTTTGAATTTGCGCGCCCCGCCAAAATTTTTTTGTGATCTGAGGGTATATAAATGACAGGAGGAGGTTTGATGCAGCTCGTCGCGTATGGCGCCCAGGACGTTTACCTTACCGGTAACCCCCAGATTACCTTTTTTAAGGTTATCTACCGTCGTTACACCAACTTTGCCATGGAGTCCATTGAGAACCCTTTCAATGGTGCCCCCAACTTTGGCAAGAAGGTTACTTGCACTATCCAGCGCAACGGCGACTTGATTCACCGCATTTATTTGCAGGCCACTCTTCCCCAGGTCACTGTCAACGCTGCGACCGACGGCTCTGGTGGGCAGTTCCGTTGGCTCAACTGGGTTGGCGAGAACCTTATCACCTACGTCGAGCTCGAAATCGGTGGTCAGCGCATCGACAAGCACTATGGTGACTGGCTCCACATCTGGAACGAGCTTACCCAGGAGCCCGGTAAGCAGGCCGGCTATGCCAAGATGGTTGGCAACGTGCCTCAGCTCACCAACCTCATCTATGCCGGTGGTGCCGCTTGCGACAATGCCTGCTATGGTGGCGAGCCCAACACCTCCGAGGTGGTTGGCGGCTGCACCCCCATGTACACCCTGTACGTGCCCCTTCAGTTCTGGTTCTGCCGCAACCCTGGTCTCTCCCTGCCATTGATTGCTCTCCAGTACCACGAGGTCCGCATCAACCTGGAGTTCAACGCCTTGAACAACCTGTGCTGGGACCAGGCCACTGGCTCCGACCCCCACTCCATCCGCAACCGTGTCGCCCAGACTGGCTTGGCCGCTGCCTCCCTGTACATCGACTACATCTACTTGGACACTGATGAGCGCCGCAAGTTCGCTCAGGTGTCTCACGAGTACCTGATTGATGTGCTGCAGTTCACTGGCGGTGAGTCCATCACCTCCAGCTCCAACAAGCTGAAGCTGAACTTCAACCACCCTTGCAAGGAGCTCATCTGGGTCGTCCAGCGTGACTCCTATGTCTCTTGCGATGACACCGTCGTCGGCCCCTACAAGGGACAGCAGCCCTTCAACTACTCTGACTACTGGGACCGCTCCGTCTTGGAGTCCGGTTACTCCGTCACACGTGTTGAGGGCATGGCGGGTGGCAACCCTGTTATCACTGCTCTCCTGCAGCTCAACGGCCATGACCGATTTGATGTTCGTGAGGGTGCCTACTTCAACTTGGTGCAGCCCTACCAGCACCACACCAACTGCCCCGCTGTCGGTATCAACGTGTACTCGTTTGCCCTGCAGCCTGAGCAGCACCAGCCCAGCGGCACATGCAACTTGTCCCGTATTGATAACACCACCCTGTTGCTGACTGTCTCCAACAACGCCGTTGGCCTGAACTTGTCTTCCACTGTTCGCGTGTATGCTACCAACTACAACGTGCTGCGCATCATGAGCGGCATGGGCGGCCTTGCATATAGCAATTAAAGTTCCATACCACCCACCTCCCGGCGTGGAACTATATATTGTTTTTTTATGTGTGTAAAAATTGATAATTTTATTACTATTTTGAATGTAGATATAGATTCAAAATGGTAATAGTTAATGAGATAATTCAACCAACAGTACATAAAGGCGGAAGGCCAGCAGGACTTGTTACATATAAAGAAGTTTTGTATAATGACAATCCTTATATCATTGGAACATTAACATTTAAAGGTAAACCAATTCAATTTGTATTTGATAAAGATAATTTTGATAATGTATATGGTAAAGCATGGCATCTTGCGTCAAATGCCTATATATCACATGGTGTTATTGATAATGGTAAAAAGAAAGAGTTATATCTCCACAATCTTGTTATGAATCGCTTAGAACATACAGGAAAAGGTTCAACCGAATCCATTGACCATAAAAATCGAAATGGTCTCGATAATCGTAAAGAAAACTTATGTCTTATCACGCAGACGGAGCAGAATCTAAACCAGAAACGAAAAGATCGCAAGATTGAACTACCTCCTGATACAGGAATTAAAGTAGAAGATATTCCAAAACATATATGGTACATCAAGGCAAATGGTTCTCATGGAGATAGATTTGGAATTGATTTAAAAACGGAGAATATAAAATGGAAATCAGCGAGTAGTAAAAAGCTGACCTTACAGGAAAAACTGGCATCTGCAAAAGAACAATTGGGAAAATATTATGAGCTATATCCCTATTTGAATCCTGATAATGGAGATAAAGCT